ACCGTGGATCGGTTGCGTGGCAGGCTGGTTGCCGTCCACTGATTCAGCATCAGGACTGGTTTAAGCCGTGGACCGAATCGGATTATGACGTGAACACCTACGCTTTGTTGTGGTTCTGCGAGCAGTTCCATTACGGCGAATAACCGAAAAGAAAAAGCCCCCTTACGGGGGCTCAAGCGTCAGGGTGGATCGTTAGCTTGATTGTCCTCACGGGTGCAGCAGCCGCGTGGAAAACGACCGATGACCCATAAGATGCCTTGGATCGTCTCTTCAAGAATCACACAGATCTCATCTTGAGACGATTTCATAGTGATTTCATAGACGCCGCAGTTCGGCACTTCTAGTGGTTGAGTGAACCACTCGTAGGCTGGGACGTCAGCGTCGCACCATTGTTGGCAATGAGACCATTCAAATTTGAATGTCATTGGCTCAGCTCCTGAATTATGTCATTGAGTTCTGAATGGTCCAGCTGTGGATCGTCAAAGTAGACGCCGTCCGGCGTGGACTTTACCATACCGTCGTCAACAGCGAACAGCACAAATTGTCTGTAGTCGCTGCATTGTGACGCGATGGAATAGAACTCAAAATCATTCTGGAGCCATAGCGCAACATTCCAGGTCTCGTAATTAGACCAGCCGTTGTAAGTTTCGTTAACCATGATTAGAAGAAGAAAGTGTGACCCAGGATGTAAAGTCCTGGGTTTGATGTCACGAACTGTATTCGTGGCGTTTATCAGCTGGGACTAGAGAAGATAGCCAATCAGCGATCTGATGAGCACATTCTTCTGCTTTTGTCTCATCCTCTAGATCGGATGCCTGGTGAATCCAAGTGTAAGCAGCGGTGAACATAAGTTCGTCGCTGTATTCGTCCCTGGAAACCCAGTGATGAACAACGGGCAGAAGTGCCCGCCGTCCATCACCGATAACGCGTCTTTCTGTATCAGTGAAAGTCATGGTCACAGAAAACTAGGTAGCTCGGGCTCAAGTGCGACTGCTTTGTAGCAGTGCAGTGGATCGATCCGCCGCAAGAGAGCAGCGAGTCGATCTGCGTCTGACTTGAGCCGAGGCCGACTGGCCTCCCTGAATGGGAGCCAGCCAGCACGGCAGCCGTGGTAACGGCAGACGATGTGTCGCATAGATCAGGATGCAGTGGTTTTGGACTGTTCTGGGTCGAGCCGTTCGATCACGTCTTTGCAGGTTATTTGGAGTTCTTTAGTGAATTCCAGCGCTGCAATCCGTTCGTGGTCGTGATACTTAAGCCCGGAGACGTAACCGTCAACGGCAGATCTCAGCTGTTTTGTTGAGAATCCCTTGAGAATCACGGTCTCATCGCTGTTGCGATCGGAGAGACGTAAGGAGGCATCTGTGCGGTAACTGTCGAGCGACAGGTAGGCATCAGAGGACGCAGCGAACGTACGCTCGGTTGAGCAGTTCATAGGTTCAGTTGTCAAGGTGCAGTGGATACAGCCAGGCATCATTGGGCCTGCGCTACCATGCCAGAGGCTGCCGCCTGGGTCTGGGTCTATGGTCCGCTGAGACGGTCCGCCTGGTTGTAGTGGTGGGGCGATAGTGGTGCCCTCCACTTCTATAGAGTAATTCAGCAGAACTCCCTTGTCGGTATCGTACGCTACAAAACGCCGCAGTATTTATACTCAATAAGCACAGCTTATGGGGTAGGGTTCGAGCATAAGCGCAGCTTATCCATACCCCGGGAACCTACTGAAATAACATCAAAAATCACTAATGTACTACCCCCATATAATACAGTACTAGGGGGCAGGGGTCAAGTTCCCTGGTGCGTCAAACAACATGGCCAAAATAACCGATATACGCTAGTTTTCTTACAACCTGATAAAGTAAAACAGAAGATGCAACACGTCATGGCGGAAGAAACCGCTAATAAGCACGACAGTGGCTTTGATGACGAAGCCGAAAAATTTGATGACCTAAAGGCAAAGCGTGCATTTGGCCCAAAAAGCACTAAAGAAGCTCAGCAAGCACGCATTCAACGCCTCTACAAGCGCCAACTCGAAGGCTTACCCGTCCGCCAACTGGTGATGGAGCACGCCACCAAAGAGCAAATCGGCATTGCCACTGCCTGGCGCGATTGGAAAGGTGTTTATGAGCTAGTTTCCGAAGATTTCGAGAAAGAACGCACCAAAATGGCCGGTCGCATCTTCATGCAACGCCAACGTCTCTTCAATGCCGCCATGAAACGCGGCCAAATGCAGACCGCCGCCAACGTCCTCGACTCCCTGGCACGTCAAGTCGGTTGCGATCTTCCCGAACAAACCAGTTCTCTGCCCGAAATCCGCGTTCGCGTCGAACCACCCAACGAAATCGGCGCTTCCGACCAACCCCAACTACCCGAACCCGAAATTATCGAGGTTGAAAACGAGGATCATGATTGATCTAGGTTTACGCGCAGCCCAATCCACGGTATTTCTAAGCAAAAAACGCTTCCGCGTACTCGTCGCAGGCCGCCGCTTCGGCAAATCCTACCTTGCCTGCATCGAACTCTTCATAAAAGCCCTCAACAAACCAGGTGAAACCTTTTTCTACTGCGCTCCCACCTACCGTATGGCGAAAGACATTGCTTGGAAAACGCTAAAGAAGATTATCCCAAAGGAATATATCCGAAGCAAAAACGAAACCGACCTCAAAATCGAGCTTGTCAACGAAGCAACCATTGAGCTAAAGGGCACCGAAAACGCCATGGCCCTCCGTGGCCGCAGCCTGTCTGGCGTCGTCCTCGACGAAGCTGCGTTCATGGACGCCGAGGTCTGGTTCGAAGTCCTCCGTCCCGCACTAGCGGACAAACAAGGCTGGGCACTATTCATCAGCACACCGGATGGAACGGCGAGCTGGTTCTACGACATGTGGTGTTACGTCCCCGAGGACAAAAGCGGCGAATGGGCTCGCTGGTGTTTCACCACCATCCAAGGCGGCAACGTCCCACCTCAAGAAATCGAGGCCGCACGCGCCCAACTCGACGCCCGCACCTTCCGCCAAGAATTCGAGGCATCCTTCGAGAACCTCAGCGGCCTCGTAGCCATAAGTTTTTCTGATGCAAACATCTCAAAAGATGTAAAAGACTTACCAGTCCTACCGCTACTACTCGGCGTTGACTTCAACGTCGATCCAATGACCGGCATCTGCGCCGTCAAAAAAGGCGACGTCCTCTGGGTATTCGACGAAATCGTCATGACCGGTGGCGCTACTACATGGGACTTCTGTGAAGAAGTACAAAACCGCTACGGCGTGGATCGTCGCATCATCAGCTGCCCCGACCCCACTGGCGGTGCCCGCAAAACCCAAGGCGTTGGTACGACGGACCACAGCATCCTCCGCAAATCCGGCTTCACCGTCTCCACCCCACGCGCCCCCTGGAAAATCCGCGACAAGATCACCTGCGTCAACACCGCACTCCTCGACGCGACTGGAACGCGCCGCATGTTCATCCACCCCCGCTGCAAAGACCTAATCAAAGCACTCCGCACGCTGACTTACGCCCCCGGCACCGGCCTCCCCAACAAAAACCTTGGCGTTGACCACTCTTTCGACGCACTCGGCTATCTCTGCCTGCAAGTATTCAACCTTGCAAAACCCGAAAATATCGGTGGAACGCAGTATCGTGTATGGTAGATGCCTTCACTTCAATGCCCGGACATTACGGCCACGGCGGTAAGAAAAAGCCCAAAGGCAAGGGCACCAAAAAGAAGTAGAATTGGACTGTAAGTAGCCAGGTCCATGCCTAAAAAGCGCGGTCTCTACGACAACATTCAAGCGAAGCGTAAGCGCATCGCTGCAGGATCTGGCGAAAAGATGCGTAAGCCAGGATCAAAAGGCGCACCAACCGCCAAAAACTTTAAGGATGCAGCCAAGACTGCCAAAAAGAAACCTAAGAAAAAATAATGGCAATCGTCAACGTCACCGACACCAAGCGTTACACCAACGTCGTCGAATACACGGGTGGTGCGATGACCGCCGTAGACGACGAGATGCGCGTTTTCGCGCACGCC